CGTAAGCAAGGGAAAGATATTATGTATGATGTCAATGATGTTTATGAGATTTTAGAGTTAGAAAAACAAGTACGAAAATTAAGAGCGTAAGGAGAACAAAATGACAGAACCAACTTTATCAAGCCAGCTGCTTGGCTTAGTGTCAATCTTTATCGGGATCTTTATCCTGATGTTACTGACTGTTAAAAATGAAGAAAAAACTGAACAAAAAACAGTGATCATCATTGAAGAAGCTGAAGATTTCAGAGAGGTTGCACGAAGAAACCTGAAAAACTGTGATAGAGGCTTCACCTATGATTCCCAACCACCTGTCGGACTTCCTTCAACGATTGAGGACGTGCCTCATAATTTTAGAGAATGCATCGAAGATTATGACAGACTGGCTAGCGACTATCAGGAAGAAGCAAGAAAGAATGACCTTATAAGAAGTCAAAATGCGAATCTCTTAGAAGAAAATGGGCGCTTGATCTACAAAGAAATGACCATGAATTTTCGTAGAAATCAACGAAAATGGGGAGCTAGGGCATGATGCTTCCAAGGAGGAAATATGTCAGAAATTAAATGGATTAAGATTACGACGGACATTTTTGACGATGAAAAAATACGTCTTATTGATGCACTACCAGACCATGATGCCATTTTAGTTATATGGTTTAAAATCCTAGCTCTCGCTGGCAAACATAATCGCAACGGGCTTTTGATGATGTCAGATAAGGTTCATTACACTGATGAAATGCTTGCTACAATTTTTCAAAGGCCTCTAAATACTGTCAGAATGGCCCTGGGAATCTTTGAGCAATTCGGAATGATTGAGATAATCGACGGTGTCATTACTTTGCCAAATTGGGAAAAACATCAAAATATTGATGGCATGGAAAGAATCAAGGAACAAACACGGAATCGTGTAGCAAGACACCGAGAGAAGCAGAAAAATCTTGCTCTTGGTAACGTTACATGTAACGTTACAGTAACGGACGGTAACGCACTAGAAGAAGAAGGAGATAAGACTAAGATTAAGAGTAGATTAGATGAAGATAAGAATATAACTACTACTAGTAGTAACGAAAATATTCTTGAATTATTCCAATCTGAGTTCCGTAGATTGCTATCAGGTTTTGAGATTGAGGAAATCAATCATCTTTTGAACGAAAATGATGTCGATCTAGTAAAAGAAGCATTGAAGATAGCTATCAATTTAGGTAAACCTAACATCAAGTACATTGGTGGAATTTTAAGAAATTGGCAGATGAATCAGGTTACAACAGTTGAACAGGTTCAACAATCTCAAAAACAACATCAAGAAAAAAAATCAGGTAAGGAGGTGACAGACGAATGGGGATTTTAGAACTTATCGAGCAATTTGAAGATGACTTTTATCCGATCAGTGATGAAAAGAAATCTTTGCTTATAAAACAACCTATTTCTACCGTTACTGCTTGCTTGTCAGATATGGCTAGCTGGAAAGCTTTTGGGGGTAAGGTATCATGGTAACTGATGCACTCGAGGAGATGGCCTTATCTTACCATAGAAATACTGAACAGCAGGCTGAAATTTGCGAAAAGCATGGGATTCCCTTAATCAAAATCCTCCGGACAAACGACGTCCTTTGTCGCTTATGTGAATCGGAACGGATCCATGCAGAGAATCAAATAAAGGTCAATGAGTTAGCTGATGCTGAGAATGAACGAGAGCGGAAGTTCTATCTTGAGAGATTCTCTCTCTATGATGATGTACTGAAAAATGCTACTCTTGATAACTTTGACACGCCAACTGAAAAAGAAGCTGAAAAATTGAAGTTTGCCAAAAAAATTTGTAGAGAGTGGGCAGGTGGAGCGAGAAACAATGTTGTTTTTCAAGGCGAAGCTGGAACAGGTAAAAGCCATCTTGCTTTTGCTATGATGAAATATTTATCAGAGACTACAAAGGAAATTGCCATCTTTATCAATGTCACGGACTTGCTGATGAAGATTAAAGCTGATTTTAGTCAGGAAGAGTTCTTGGTCAATAAAATTGCTAGTGCAAGGTTTTTGGTCTTGGATGATCTTGGGATGGAGAAGGACAGTGAGTGGTCCTTTAGTATTCTTTATAACATTCTCAATAAAAGGGCTAACACGGTTATCACGACTAATCTGACTGCGCAAGAAATTCAGAAGCGCTATGGTCGGCCGTTTATGAGTCGGTTGATGAAGGGTGTAGACAATGATCATCTGATGGTATTTAATGACTTAAAAAATAAAAGGAAAGAGTACTTTTAGAGAGGTGGGACACCTTGTTATTAAAACTATATTTCGTCTACAACGGGCACTGCAAGTTATTTCTTGGTGATTTCAACAATGTGGACGAACTTATCGAACGGATGAAAGACCATCAGTGGGCTTTCTCAGGTATTACCAGACCAAAATTCAAGAAACACATCGGAAAAGACGATGTGAGGTTTGATTATGGTGCGATAGATTGCTATTACTTAGCGACTAATCAACGTGCCGCGAACCACGTTAAAAGCGAGCTAGAATATGCGTCAGACTTGGACGAATGACGTATAAAGAATTTGCTAGCTCTTGTGCCTTTGAGCCATGAGGGACAAGAGCTGGATTTTTAGTAATCAGGTTAAAACATGAAATACAGTAAACAAACAATGATTGACGGATTGAAACACTCAATCGAGAAAACGGAGAAGGAAATTGAAGAGTATTCGAAGCCGTGCGATAGACGAGTCGCACAAGGTCGTACTGTTCATCTTGAGTTTTTGAAGAAAAAATTGAAGAAAATGAAAGCGCAGTTGGAGGAATTGGAAGATGAATAGGCAGGAATTGATTGAACGGATGGAAGATTTAAAAAATCTTTTTGGGAATAAATCTGAATATGTCAAAATAGACACGGTAATAGAACTTATTTCTGAACTAGACGAACCAGAAGCAGGTCACGCAGATGAAGCTCCACGCTACGTCAAGAACGTACTAGCACGATTGCGAGAATTGCCATTGCATAATAGAGAAGTGTGGTTAAAAGCTATCATGAGCGAATTTGGACAAGATTTCAGCCATGCAAAATGGCGGGAAGGTTACGAGCAAGGCAAATTTGAGGGCATGGTTGGACGTGAGAAAGTCACAGTTCCGCAGTTTGTGGCGGAAAAAATTGATTATTTCAAGAAAACTGGTGACTGGGATTTATTTCAAGCAATGGATTATTTGTTTGAAAAAAAAGAAATTAGGGAATGGCTTGAGGATAAAAACAACCAAGAAACCTTCGCCCGTGCATGGCTTGACGGCTACGAGGTTGAAGAAGAAAAGCGGTATCTTGTAAAGATGAAAGGACTTGTGCAAAAGAATAGTTATCTCAACTTTAATCTTGGCGGTGTCTGGTTATTTTACAACGAAGGTAACTTTGATGGCTATCGTGCACACCACACTCGAAAAGAACTAGAAGAAGCCGGCTTCGGCTGGGTGTTTGATTGCCCAGGAATTGAGATTGAGGAGGTAAAATAAATGGAAAATTTAATGTTTTGGGGAATGTTTATAGCTTGTTTGCTGATTTCGGCTATGACATTTTATATTATGTACTCTCAAGCGATGGTCAATAGAGATTTGGAAAGAAAACACTATGACTTAAAACAAGAACTTTTAAGAGTTTTTGGTTGGGATGAATATGACTGGGCAAATAATTTTAGGGATTATGCTCGCAAAGTCGAAGAACTTATAAAATTTAAAAAAGAAATTGAACAACTTGAAATTATTAAAAAAGCATTAGAAGTCAAAAGTTTGGAAGAGTTGCAGAAGAAGAAAGAACAGATTGAAAGTGTAATCAAAACGCTAGAAAATTGAGGAGGTGGAGTGATGTCATGTAGTGAAAGTTTAAAAAAAGAAAAAGAATTGACTGCTGCTATTTCAAATCTCAAGATAGAAGTCTTACAAAATGATGATAAATTGAGCAGTCAATCATTAAGCAACATCAAAAGGAAAGCAAGGAATCTATACGAGTGCCTAGTATGGTTGCAGTATGCTGCGGAGGAGGCAGGTAGATGAGTTATGATTTGGAAATCTTAGGAAAAATAGAAAGTGGAGATTATATTTGCATAGATGAACCTGAAAATAGTTCTCCAACTTACAATCTTGGGGAAATGTTCAGGGTTGCTATGGATTGGGATTTCAAACAAGGTACTATCTACAATGTTGCTCAGATTTTTGAAAACATTCAACGTGGCATCTCAGAATTGGAACAGTATCCTGAAAAGTATATGCAATATGAACCTGAAAACAAATGGGGGACTGTCAGCAGTGCGTTAGAAGATTTAAGATCATTGAGAGATTGTATTTTAGGACAAGATATCAATACAAAATACTTATATGTGAGGTGGTAACATGAAACGACCAAACAGATACCCGTACACACGAAGTCAGTGGTTTGAAGAAACCGCTGATTATTATACATATGCAGACGGTATTTATTTTACAAGTCATGTTTTAAAAAATAGACTCACTAGAGAAATTAAGAGCAAGGAGTAGAGTGATGGAATCATTTGCACACTATTTTAACAAGCATATTGCTAAAAAAATCGAATTAGATGATATTACAATCATTGATTATCATAGTCCAGAATATAATCTAATGTATAATCTAAGATATATTTTCGATAAGAAAAATTCATCTCTAGCTATCACAGGGGATTTTGGAGAGCTGCTTGCAGTAAATTTTAACAATATGGGTAATTGGGAAGATTTCTATAAGGATTTCACAAATAACCCTGGATATTTTATTGAAAAAATCAAAGCATCTAGTCGGAATCTTTTTGTTTATGATGAAGAGGAAGCTAAAAAAATTATTCTTGAGTATTTCTTTGATAATAAGCGATATGAAGACTTAGACGAAAATGATCGATATTATTTTGATGAACTATTTGAATGTTTCGATGATCGGCATGGATTCAAACACATTACTGATACTGTTCGAGAATTCCTGAGTGAACAAGATTCAGAATACTATGAGACTCTTGAATTCGCTGGTAAAAAAGTGTCTGAAATAGTATTTCTATATTTGGATGCTTATAAAAGAGCGTATGAATCAATAAAAAATGAGGAGGTAGAGTGATGAATCTTAGACAAAAACGAAAACACTATAATTATTCGTATAGATTTTTTATAGCCTGGATAGTTGTCGATGATAAAGTTTCATTTGCTGTATGTCCGAAGAAATTTAAGAAAACACTCAAGCAAAAATTAAAAGTTAATAAAACCTATGACTACGCTGAGTGCTGCAGAAAATATTTTCTTCTTGAAGAATATCACGGTGAAATGCCGAAATTCATGAGAGGAAAGAAGAAGGTCACAGAATGAAACGATTTATAGCTATTTGGATTCTTCTATCTGCTGCATTGAACATCTGGCAGATGGGCAGAATTGCAGAACTAGAACAAAAACGTCCGATTATCGTCTATAAGGCGGACAATCAAGGCGCTGAGATATTCGGTAAAGTCGTAGAGAAAGGACGATATGGCAAGTTGTATACTGTCACAATTCGTGATTACGGGGTGTTCGTGGTCACGAAGGAAGTATACGAAAAAGTGAAAGTTGGAAATGAGGTAAGAATATGAAATTCCTAGATCTATTCGCTGGTATCGGTGGATTTCGTCTTGGGATGGAGTCCGCCGGGCATGAATGTATAGGATTTTGTGAGATTGACAAATTCGCAAGAGCCAGTTACAAAGCTATACACGACACGAAGGGAGAAATTGAACTACATGACATCACAACAGTATCAGACGAGTCTATTCGAGGATTCGGAAGTGTGGACGTTATCTGTGGAGGATTTCCGTGCCAGGCTTTCTCGATTGCAGGAAACAGACGAGGTTTTGAAGATACACGAGGAACTTTGTTTTTTGAAATTGCACGGTTCGCATCTATTCTCAGACCTAAATATCTATTTCTTGAGAATGTCAAAGGACTCCTCAATCACGAAAACGGAATTACATTCGAGACCATTATCTCAACCTTGGATGAGCTGGGGTACGATGTGGAATGGCAAGTGCTTAACAGCAAGGATTTTGGAGTCCCCCAAAATCGCGAACGTGTGTTCATTATCGGACATTTTAGAGGAGAATGTACCAGAAGAATTTTTCCTCTCAGTGGACAAAGTCAGTCAATTAGTAACAAATCAGTCGTGAAAATTGGCAATGTAAACCCATCTGGCAACGGGATGAACGGGGAAGTCTATCAAGCTGACGGCCTAGCTCCTACGCTCACAACGAACAAGGGAGAGTGTCAGAAGATTGCCATAAAAAGCAATACTATAAAACAATTTGGAGTATTGCAACCCAATTTTAATCAATGTGGAGTGGTTTACGAAACAGACAGCATCGCACCAACAATCCGAGCTTATCAAGGTGGAGGTCTTGAACCTAAAATCATTCAGCGTGGTCATGGCTATAATCAAGGTGGAGTGCATGAAATAGCTCCTACTCTGACAAGTAATAGCTATCACGAAAATAACCATTTATCTTTTGGCTATCGTATTCGCAAGCTAACACCTCGTGAGTGTTGGAGATTACAAGGCTTTCCTGACTGGGCATTTGACAAAGCTCAAGAAGTAAATAGCAATAGTCAATTATACAAACAAGCAGGAAATAGCGTGACAGTCAATGTTATCGCTGCAATAGCAAAGGAATTGGAATGAGGTGATGACTTGAAATTATTTCTTAACGAAGATTGCATGGACGTCATGAAAAGATATCCTGAAAACTATTTTGATTTAGCTATTGTTGATCCACCGTATTTTTCCGGACCAGAAAAAAGAAAATTTTACGGACGAAAAGTCAGTCCAATAGGTGTAAGCAGACTGTATGGCGAAACCTCAGAGTGGCAAATTCCAAATGGAGATTATTTTGATGAACTTTTTAGAGTTTCAAAAAATCAAATCATTTGGGGTGTGAACTACTTCAACTACTCTTTTGGGCCTGGTCGAATTGTGTGGGATAAAGTTAATGGCCAGTCAAGTTTCTCAGATTGTGAGATAGCGTACTGCAGTTTACATGATAGTACACGGATGTTTCGCTATATGTGGAACGGTATGATGCAAGGGAAGTCAATATCTGAAGGACATATCCAGCAAGGAAACAAGGCTTTGAATGAGGTTAGAATTCATCCAACTCAAAAACCCATCAATCTTTATCTTTGGTTGCTGCAAAACTACGCAAAAGCTGGAGATAAGATTCTTGATACTCATGTCGGTTCAGCAAGTAGCTTGATTGCTTGTCAGGAGTTAGGTTTTGAGTATGTCGGTTGCGAGCTTGACAAAAGAATCTTTAACCTTGCCAAACAGAGACTTGATACTTATGAGAAGCAAATAAAATTATTTTAAGGAGAAGAATATGAACAACACAGAATTAGAAAACAAGGTTCAACAGTGGTTTGTTGATCGTAACTTGCATGAAGCAAATCCAGTCAAGCAGTTCTTGAAGCTGATGGAAGAGTCGGGTGAATTGTTTGAGGGTATTGCGAAGGATAAATCTGAACTGATTTATGATGCGCTTGGCGATATTCAGGTGGTTTTGATTGGACTTGAACAACAAATCAAGAATGGCGCTCAGATTTCAGCCAATCAACAGGAACTTGAATTGCTGCTGATGGTTTCCAGTTTGGGCAATATCGCTCAGAAGCTATATGCTCATATCTGTCACAATGAAACACAAACTCCTTTAATCAAAGCAGATTTGATATTTCTTGACAGCGTGGTTAGTACGGTTTCATTTTGTAATGGAACTACAGCTGAGAATTGTTTAGAAGAAGCTTATGAAGTCATCAAGGACCGCAAAGGTAAGATGATTGACGGGGTGTTTGTTAAAGAGGAGGATTTATAAAATGAAAAGACTAGGAGTTGTATTAGGGGCGATATTTGTAATCGTTGTATCGCCGTTTGTGGTTCAGTATGGTTGGAATGAAATCATCACAACGATTGTCCCAGTTGGTAAAATTACAGTCTGGCAAGCGTTCGGTATGGATATGCTACTATCTTTCATTTTTCCTGTGTCACCTAACAAAAAAGTATCTGAAGAGGAATTTTTATATTCTATAAAGAGTGGTATTTCAAAAATTATTACATGTGCATTTTTTATTTGGCTAGCTAGTTTGTTTATTTAAGGAGGATTTGGGATGACGCTAAAATTTCGAGCGTGGGATAAAGCGCGAAACGAAATGAATTATAAAGTCATGGTAGGCAATTGTGACACAGATGACGAAAACTGGACTTGTCCTATCATTTGGATTGAAGAAAGAAAAGACTGGTTACATTTTGATGATTATGAATGTATCATGCAATCAACAGGCCTCGAAGATGATTCTGGGAAGGAAATTTTTGAAGGAGATGTCATCCTTTGGACTTATTGGGATGAATTTGAAGATAGTGACAGAGCAAAAATTGTCTTTGATAAAGGTATGTTTAAGTTGTTAGATATACACACAGAAAAAGAGGTCTGGGATAGTCTATTTGACTGTATTGAAAACTGTAATGTATACCTTCAAGGAAATGTCTACGAAAATCCAGAGCTTTTGGAGGAAAAAAAACAAGGGGCGCAGCCAACGACTCGTGACGAACTAATTAAGATTTTAGATGAAACCCTAACCATCACTCGT